TCAATGTGTAATTAACGGTATAACACTCTTTTTTGCAAGATTTAGAATTAGGACAAGTATTGAACTTTCCTTCTTCATAAGCAGGAGAAAGCGATAAACCAGTAGTTTCTACGCCTCTACCATCAGGCATTTCTACTTCGCCTTTACCACCAGCTTTTTGGAGCTTACGGTTTTGGCTTAATAAATCGATGACTTTACCTTCTCTATTGCGACCAACGTGCTGACCAATAATTTCAGCAGCTCGCTTGCTGTTTGCTACACGCTCTTTAGTTGGTAAAGACTTATGATAGGCAATAGCTGCATCAAATTCACGCTTCAGATCGTTAATATTTGGTTGTGGATGCTGTTTTGACAGCATTCCACGCTTTTCCATCTCTTTACGATTGAATTCTTCTCGGTTAGCGCTGGTAACGGTAGCCATTATTTTTTCTTATTAAGTGCTTTTTCCATGAATTCAGCACGATTCTCTGAAGTCACAACTGAACGACTAGGTTTTTCCATCTTTTCACGCTTTTTAGCACGTTCTTCATATGCCATTTTTGCTGTGTCGAATGCATCTTCTTTGTCGCTACCATGATAAGAAACAGGAGCTTCTCCCATATGCTTACCGTTTTCGTAATGGTGAACTTGATACTCTTCCCATTCCTTGTTATGCCTTACTTCGGAGCGATGAGGCTCGTCACCAAATTTCTTAATAAGTCTTGTTCCTAGTGTTGGACTTTTCATATAGCTCTTTCTATAGTTTCTGATGATGCTTCATGCATTGATTTTGCATCTATTTCCGCAAGCATGAGAGCAAACTGACCTTTAATATACTCAATATCGATTTGAGTCTTAGTTTTAACTGCTGTATCTTCTGCTGTAACTTGAACTCTAGCATCGGTATCTCTCCGTTTAGTTTCGTTATTCATCTCAATATCATGAGCTTTAGCAGTTACTTCCATGAGTTTGCGCTTGGTTTCGCTGTCTTGCTTAACTTGCTCAATATCTTGACGTTGTTTAATCATCATTTGTAGCTGCTGAACTTGTTGCGTTAGCTGTTGAACCTGAGCTGCGCCTTGTTTGAGCTGCATTTGAACTTGTGGTGGAACGTCTGACTTATCATCAATTTGTGCCATAGGATTGGCTGCTGCAAGTCTGTCTGCTATTACTTCTGCGCCTGGGAAATCCATATTACGGAAGATAAGATCACCAGCAGTTTGCATTAATGTAGGATCAGCTCCCATCAAAGTCATCATTGAATCAACTGCTTCTTGACGTTTGGAATTGTAACCAGGTCCTGTTTCCATAACCACATCGTATTTGCCAACAGAAACGTCATTTAATACTTTTTCAACGCCTTGTTCATCCGTTCCACGTTGATTTAATGTTACTAACTCAGGTTTACCGTCATCACCAATAATTCGTAATACACGCTCTGTATCGTAAATATGAGGAACAAGATCCAAAATGATGCGACCAGTATAGGCAATAGAACGAGTCAAATTATCGTAATAATGGTAGTTAACCATATCAACTTGCTGCTGTTGACCTTGCAATGCTTTACCTGAGATATTTCCTTGAGGCAGCTCTGACGGATCAAAGATACCAACTACAGCTTGTAAGTCAGCGCTCATTCCTTGTAGCGCAGCCATTACTCCTGCTGGAGGAGGCTCAGGTTGCATACGTTGTGGAGGAGGAGCATCTTTACCGCTAATATCTGTTTGCTTGTAAGTCAGATAAGCCATTGACTTGACGTTAGCTTGTGACCAATCGTTTTCATGACCTTCGTCTTGACCTTCTGCCATAATCCATTTGGCTTTAGGAGCAAGAGCAACAGACTCTGTAAGGCTTGTAGCCCAATAGTTATACATACGCTGTGGATCTTTTGCCATACGCACAATACCGAATTTCTTATGCTTAGAATCGATAATTGCTTGCTGACCATAAACAGGAATAATTGGAATGTATTTACCAGCCCAAATGCCTTCTTCTAGGATCTGCATAGCTGTGAGCTTGCACCAATGAATTTCCTTCTTATAGGAATCTCTGCGATTGACTTCAAAAATACCAGCCAATTTCATCATCTCAGAATCAGGAAGTTCATCTTCAAAAACGCTTGTACCGTCAGATAATAGAACGAGCTTGGTCTTTTTCTTTACGGTATAGAAGTATTCAGCAAGACGAATATCTTCTTTCATGATCCATTCGTTATTTGTATCACCAGTTCCACGAGCGCTAAATCCTTGATCGATCTCAGCGTTTGGATACATCGTTTTAAAGTTTTTCTTGCTTACAACTGTAGTGATCAAGACCTTTTCAGCATCAGAACCATCAGGAGCTACTGAATTAGGGTCAAAATAGACTGTAAATGGATTCTCAATAGGTTTGATGTAAATCTCTTGCTCAAAGCTATCAGGAGAAGAGTAATCGGTAGTTACACGCCAATATCCCCAGCCCATTGTTACTGCGTATTTAAAAGCCTCATCATAAGCATGATCGGCATTAGATTGAACTTCAATATGACGGCAAATTCCTGTAAGGATTTCAGCTACTTTAGCATCAGACTCATTGTTCATTCCATGAACTTTAATTCTTGGTCTTTGCTGGCGCTGCTGATTACATATTTGACTGATATAAGCTGAGAGCTTATTAATTGTTAAGCAAGGTCTTGCTTCTAAGTTGCGACTGTTTTGTGTTTCAACTGGCCATTGATCACCACCAATACCAAATCTGACATCATCAAGAGCTTCAGCTCGATTGTTTGAGTCAGCATCACCGCATAATCTAAGAAACTGTTTAGCTTCCTCGATACGACCATCTGATTGTTCGTCTGCAACTCTATCGTATGCCATATTATTCCTTGTGCTTAATTACTTCTTCAGAAGGCTGAATCGCATACCAGCGATTACCTTTGTTGTATTCATTGATGTAATGCTTAATTGGGTATTTTTCTTGAGTTAAATTCCCACGAATACCAGGGACTATTTCTGTATTTTCTTTAATTGGCTCACCAAGACCATTTTTTGCATGAGGATGCAATGTTTTGGTATTTGTTTCTTTGTCGTGAGCAGTATGAAATCTTAAAATATCGTGCAATGATCTAGACAATGGCGTAGGTTGATGCTCATATTTGCCTGGTTCTGTTTCTTGTTTACCAGCAGTAATCCACTTTTTACCAACTTTCCATTTGCCAGGCTCTGCTGAAGTTGTAGGCAAGAATTGTCCACCTTTGTAGTGCGCTTTATTAGATTCGGCAATTTCGCCACCTTTTTTGGCACGGCCTTTGTTCATCTTTTTTTCGATGTATTCTTCACGATTTTCTGATGTGACAATTTCTCTGACCATACAATCTCTTAATCTTTGCCCGATTTTAAGACATTTGTTGTGTTTTTACTACACATTTTAGCCCATCCAATTGCCCATAGGAGCATAATTTTTCTTAACTGGTCTTGGTTTTCTTGGTTCATTTACCATTAGGCCCAGCATCCCGAAGGCATCTGCGCCATGGCTATTTTGGTCGTGAATTGGCTTTTGACTGAACATACCAGTTTCAGGATCAACGTCATAGCGATAATGCCTCAGACAGTTTAGACCATCTTCGCATTTTTGCCTATCAAAATAACATTTATTGAATATTGTTCTTGCAGCATTTATTGAGTCAACGACAGGAACTCGCTCAAGGATTTGTATTTTTGCTCCTGAAGCTCGGAATATCTCTTCAATAGATCTTCCAGTTCCCAAGTTCTTTGCTGCTGCATCATGAGGCAAATAGTGTGTGTCATAGACATATCCAAACTTCTGTATCTCCGCTAAATACCAGCTTATGGTTTGCTGGTTATTTTCCAAATACCGAATGATATGTATAGATTGACCTATAAATTGGAAAAAAAAGATACTTGTATTATCTGCCCACCCGAGATCCCAAACTGTGAAAACAGGTTTGGTAGCATCATATGGAACATTAGTAATCCTACCGTCTATTTCAGCGAATTCGACTTGTTTACCGAATACAGCTCCATCTACGTTAGTTGTAGGAATGCCTTCCCATACTTTTGCATAAGAATAAGGATCTCGTTATTTTAACGCTCTACGCTCTTAATCCAAGACTTCAGGAAACCAAGGATTGTCTTTGTAATCTACCTTAACCACAACTGCGCCTTCAGGAGGCGATATTACAAAGCGTTTCCAAGTATCGTCTGTAGGCAGCTCAGGATTGAACGATACCCAAATCTCAGAGCCTTCCTTACGGATCGTAGGAATTAATACATTCCATGAATTAGAGCTGGTTGAGGAAGCCTCCTCTACCCACGCAATATCGATTCCTTCGATGGATTTTATGTTATTTGTATTGTTTTTAATGCCAGCAAAGATGAATTCAGTACCATTTCTGCCTCTAATACTGGTCTGAGTAATCTCATAGAATGACTCTAAACCTAGCTCAAATATCTGATCTGATAGCAGTTTATGTACCGAGTCTTTCATAGAAGTCATGAATTCACGAGCGCAGAGTATGCGTAAAGGCTTTCTAGATCCTTTAGCTAACAGCGCACGAGCAAAACACCAAGATTTTGCGCCTCCTCTACCACCATGATAAATTCTATAGCGAGCATTAGGAGGATCGAATAATCCTTCAAATTTCTTGGGAAAACGTATCTTAGATACGATCTCCTCAATCGGATTCGATGAACCGTGTTGGATCTGCATCTACAAACGTGATTTCTACGCCTTTAAGCAATGGCGCTCCGTCAGCTCCTGTAATCTCTTGTCTTACACGCTCAGAGTATTTCTTAGGAAAACGAGCAGCCATTGATCTAGACCATAATCCAGTATTCAATTTTTCGCCTTCTTTATGCTCAACAAGATAACTTTGAGCCATATCTTCCCACCAAGCACACTCTAATGCTTGAGCTTCTCTTAAGGCGTGACAAAAATCTTCGTGTTCATCTCTCCAACGGCATAAAGTTCTATAAGAAACAGAGAGTTGCGCTGCCATTTGTTCAAATGACTTACCTTTAGCTCCTAGCTCTAAAACCTTATCGCAATAGCTTGGATCGTATAGAGTTGGTCTTCCTACAGGATTAGGATTATTTTTAGCGACTACAAGCTCTCCAACTCCAACTTGAGGAGTTAGGTTAGGAATAGAGAGAGCTGTAGCTACAGGAGGCATTACGCTACGTTTTGCTCGGTATCTAGAAGAGTTTCTGCAACTGGTTGAGCAACAGAAGCAGCTTGAATAGCTTGAACTTGAGGAATAGCTTGACCTTTGATCTTTAGAACAAGACCAGCTACTTCATCGTGAGCCATCTTTCCTAATGCTTTTAGAATCATTTCTACTTCCATAATGTCGTGATTTAGATTGATCATGATTATTTCCTTTTTGGTTTGGTTGTTTTCTTTGCTGCTTCACGTTTTTCGCTATAAGCAATCGCCAAAGCCTGAGCTTTTGGTTTTCCTGCTTTCAGCTCTTCCTTCAAATTAGACTCGAATGCTTTTTTACTGGTTGACTTTTTGAGAGGCATTTCTTTGCTCCTAGTGGTAGATTTTTTTAAAGCTGGTTTGTGTTTAACTGGTTGCTCAATAGGAAAATGCCAATCATTTGAAGGCTTTTTCTTAGGTTTAATAAATAACTCTATGAATTTCTTAAGCATTTTGTTCCTCTTGCATAAAGCAGACATCTTGCCAACTCATGATGAGATAACGCTCATTATCTTCGAAATATTCAGTAAATTTCAAATATTCGTCTTTTGTGTCTTTTGCCATTGTTCCAAATCGTACAAAAGATCCTACTTCTATAGGC